CAAAGAGTGGCAAAAGATGGTTGATAAGTTAGAAAAACAAAATAATAAAAAAGAAAATAAGGCTTCAATAGCTTCATTTTTTAAATCTTGTTTATCCCCAGATGAAATAAAAAGGCTTGACAAGACAGACAAAGAGTGATATAATAGTAGTATGAACATATTTTATTTACATAAAGACCCAAAGATTTGTGCTGAACAACACTTAGACAAACACGTTGTTAAAATGCTTATCGAATATGCTCAACTAATGTCAACTGCTCAGAGAATGCTTGATGGTATTAAGTACATAGCCAAATCAAAGACAGGTAGAAAAGTAACCAGATTCAGATTAGAGAATGCTAACGAAGAAGCAATCATGTACAAAGCCTGTCATTTACATCACCCGAGTGCAGTATGGGTTAGAAATAATGTTTACAACTACAAATGGTTATATCAGATGTGGACTCATCTACATGAAGAATTTCAATTAAGATATGGTAAAGATCATAAATCATATGTCGTGTTAAAAGACCTATTGAGAAACCCCCCTAAAAATATTCCCCTAAATATTCCTTTTAATCAACCAACACAAGCAATGCCTGATGATGTAAAGAATGAAGATAGTATTATTGCTTATAGAGATTACTATGTGAAATACAAGAAGGATTTTGCGACATGGAAAACAAGTATACCCAAGTGGTATAGTGAGGGAATAAATAATGCCAACTTATAGATTTTTAAATACAAGAACTAAAAAAGAATATACAGACTTGATGTCTATTTCTGAAATGGAAACGTTTATCAAAAAGAAACATATTAAACTATTACCACCTACAACATTGAACATTGTATCTAGCGTGGGTCATATAGATAGTCATACTGATCGTGGTTGGAAAGACGTGCTATCAAAGATTACAGATGCTCATCCAGCAAGTAATCTAGCAGCCCAATATGGTAAGAAGTCAGTAAAAGACACACAAGTTGATAAAATAATACACAAACATAGACGTATAAGAGCAGGGAAGAAAGTATAAATAGTAGTATGGCAGATTTTGATTTTTTAGACGGATTTGATGCTGATGGCGATTGGGGTTTTACCTCAGTTAAACAGAAACCAGCAACAGAAAGTAAAGCAGACTCAGATGCTACAAAAGAAGTTGTCAAGGCGACAGCAGACGGTGTAGGTAAGGCTGTGTCTAGTGAGATTATCAATAGACTAGAAACAAAACTAGATAAATTATTAAGAGCAACAAACGAAACAAAAGAAACAGTAGTTGCTAAGAACGAAACAGAATTAGAAATCGCTAAGAAACAAATGGATGACGAGTACGATCTCAGAAAAGATAATCTTGGTAAAGAGTACAAAGAAGACTTTAAGAAACTAGAAAAACTTATCATACCTCTACTAATCAAATTAGCAAAATCACCTGAGGCCTATATTCACTGGCCGAACAGAGCAGAAGTAATCGAAGCACAATTGAAAAAAATTGTACAGATTACTCGTGGCAAATAATCAATCAAAGGATATCAAATGAAACTAAGTAAGAATTTTAGCTTGAAAGAAATGACGACTAGTCAAACCGCTGAACGTAAAGGTATTAATAATAATCCTAATGACGATCAGATTACAGGATTACAAAAGTTATGTGAGAACATACTACAACCTGTTAGAGATCAGTATGCTACGCCAGTAACAATTTCTAGCGGATTTAGAAGTGAAGAATTATGTGTTGCAATAGGATCATCAACAAACTCACAGCACGCTAAGGGGCAAGCCGCCGACTTTGAAATATTTGGGACTCCGAATGCTGAACTAGCAAAATGGATTATAGAGAACTTAGATTTTGACCAACTCATATTGGAATACCACAAACCAGAAGAACCTAATAGTGGGTGGATTCATTGTTCATACAAGAGTCCTACTGATAATAGAAAACAAACGCTAAGAGCATTTAGAAACGATCAAGGTAAAACTCAATACGTTGAGTATAACCCTAACTGAACTCTCGGTATAGTCAGTAAAGACGAGATAAACGATATGCTGACACTTCATAGAAGTACATAGTGCTTGACCTGTCATAGATTATGTGATATAATACTATCTATGAATACATTAAACGAATATTTTAAAAAGAACCATAAACCTAAAATCTTTACTCATAACTCAGTAGAGAAGAAACCAGATTTACAAACAAAAACTATTCAAGGTAAAAGATTCTATATCTTACCTGATGGTAACAAACTGCCCTCGATAACAACTGTGTTATCGGCTAGAGGCAATGAAGGTATCGCCAGATGGCGTGCCTCAGTAGGCGAACAAGTTGCAAATACTATAATGAGAAATGCAGCGAATAGAGGTACTGCCGTACATACACTAACAGAAAACTATCTTAACAACGAAGAACTATCTCAGCAAGGTGTTTTACCTACTGCGCTATTTACTATCCTAAAAACTGAACTGGATAAGATAAATAATATAGCAATGCAAGAGGGTGCTCTATACAGCGAAAAATGGGGTGTTGCAGGTAGAGTCGATTGTATTGCAGAATATGATGGTAAGTTATCAGTAATAGATTTTAAAACATCTACTAAAGATAAAAAAGAAGAATGGGTAGAGAATTATTTTATTCAGACTTCTGCTTATTGTGAAATGTTTGAAGAACAGTATGGCATATCAATAGATCAAATTGTTATATTGATTGTGACCGAAGAAGGTGCCACACAAACTTTTGTTAAAGATAAGAAAGACTACTTACCCCTATTAAAACCAGCGATAGAGGAGTTTCATAAGAAATTTAAAGAGAATGAAAAAACTAATTAAAACAATATGTGGATTATTTTTTATATTATGTTTATCTAGTGAATCATATGCAGGTCCTGAGGACCTATCAATGTATCCTTGGGAACTACAACAAATGCCAATATCATGTGGACCATTAGCAGATGTTAATAAGGCTTTAGAAAAAGCAGGTTATGTACAGATAGAGATTGCATATGGTAGAATATCAGCATTACCAACAGGTGAGATTGCTTATGCTGTGATAACTTATGCGTCAACAGATGTAGAAGGACATATGATAAGAACAATGGAAACACCTGCTCAACAAGAGAAGTGTATAGTAAATTTGCTATTTGATTATAGAGTAGTGACGCCAAAAGAATTGACGAATTAATTGTTGATAAGAAGACAATAACTTTTAGGGACCTGGGTGCAATACCCAGCCACTCCACCATTCAAACAATGAAATTTGAGGGGTGGAAATAGGATCGACCATCAGGTAAAACTTCTAGGAGATTGATCGCTAACACCGTACTGTTATTTAAATGCTAACTTAAATAGTTTTGCATTAGCGGCTTAGGTCGTTAGGGGTTTGCCTGTACCTCGCAACAGAAACAGGCGCTTGACAAATAGCAAAGAATGTAGTATAATATAAGATATGACAGATACAATATTAACACCTAATAAGTTTGCTTTAATTGTAGAAAATATAGTTAAAGATAAGAAAATTAGTTACATAGACGCAATATTAGACTATTGTACTGATAACGAGATTGATCCTAGTAATGCTAGATCAATGATAAATAAAACATTAAAAGAAAAAATTGCATATGAGGCACAGAACCTTAATATGTTAAAGGAGAAGGTGGCAAAACTACCATTTTAAATTATGAATGAAAAAATACAAACAATAATACCTCATGTAAATTTTAGAGTAAGAGAACTAGGTGAATGGGTAGATACAAATACAGATACCTATTTCAAAGATAAGAAAGTATTACTATTTTCTTTACCAGGCGCTTTCACACCAACTTGTTCAAACGAACAACTACCAGGTTTTGATAAACAGGCAGCCGCTTTCAAAGAATATGGCATAGATGAAATTTATTGTATGTCAGTAAATGATTCTTTTGTTATGAATGCTTGGGCAACAGATCAAAAGTTAGAGAATGTAAAAATGATTCCTGATGGTAATGGTGAGTTCACAAAAGGTATGGGAATGCTTGTAGAGAAACAAAACTTAGGTTTCGGTCAGAGATCATGGAGATATGCTATGATTGTGAATGATGGTGACATAGAAGTGATGTTTGTAGAATTTGGTAAAACAGATGATTCAGCAGGAGACCCTTATGGCGAATCTTCACCTGAAAGTGTGTTAAAATATCTAAAGGACTTTAAAGGATAATAGTGAATGGTTTTGAAGTATATAAAAAATATCTTGCGATCAAGCTTCATTTCACAAGTAAGAACCAGAGTTATGACTTCCATAAACACGCTGGGCGAACAACAGCAAGGTTGGATACATTTACTAAAAGACGGGATAGGTATTTTTTTCACAAGCTTAGTAGAGCTTATAGCGATACTGATATTATTAATTATTTTATCAGTAATTTTGTTTCTAATACTAATCTCTGGATTGGGGATATTATTGGCAGATCAGGTGATGATAACTATAAAACGTGGTCAAAAAAAATAGAGGCACTACATTATTATTATGAACAAGATATAGATTATATACTAAGTAAGATTACAAAGAAGATAAGTTTTGATGATCTGTTTACCTCTAAGAAAGGTCAACACCCACCGATACTTAAATTTGTATTGGCAAAGAAGATTAACTTTGAAACACTTTTAATATTAGATGACATATTAAGGTTTTCAAAAAGACTAAACAAAGACATAGGTGAAAAAGTATTATGGCCGAAACTGTGTGATAGAATGATAAGATACAGACCGTTTGTACCATACAATATAACAAAGTATAAGATGACACTAAAAAAGAAAATAAAGGATATATAATGGCAAAAATGAGAATGTTTAAGTTTTGGAATGAAGCAGGTGACGAAAAAGAAAAAGAAGAAATGAGTTTGAAGAAGGCGATTAAGTCTGTTCAAGGTGATTTTAAAGATAAATTTATTGGTGTTGAATATATCAGTAAAAAAGGTAAGAAGATTATTGATTCTGTGAGAATACCTATCGGCAGAAGAATAAGACAAGCAATAATAACAGAAGCTAAAAAAATGGCTTCAAAAGCAAGAAAAGTATAAGGATAAAATATGAGTGATGAAAAACAAAACGCACTAGACGGAGAAATGGGTAAACCTAATCACGAAAAAGATCACGATCACGACAGGTCTTATGAGAATGAATCTACAAGGGATCATACCCCTATGGTGCAGATAACATTAAGAGAGTATGATAAGTTAAAAGAGAAACAACACTTTATTACTGATAAAGGCATGATTGATAACATAGATAACCTAGAAAGACTTGTGAGATCATTAAGAAAACACATTGTAAGGACAGAGGTATAATGAAGTTTGCAATCGTAGATGATAGAGGTCTAAATGACCTAGAAAGAGTCAATGATACCAAGGATAAACTCATTGCTAGTCTAAAACATGACAATAAATCACTTGCCAAACAGGTATCTGATCTATTAGAAGAAAAGAAGTTGAGAACGCTTGACAATAGCAATCAAATATGATATAATAGAACTATGAAAAATATAATGATAGCACTTTTAGTATTATGCTTTACCGCTACTGTGGGAAATACTAATGAGAATAATATAATTAACAAAATAACTACTCATATTTCTAATGAGGTTCAAAGTATAAAAGAATTTCAAAAGGCAAATTGGGAAAAAGGTAATATTCAAAATGCTAAGAATATAGCAATGATTAAATCTTGGTTTGTTAAGAATTAATCTTATAAATAATGAAGTGCGATTAATACAGCACAATATACAAATACAATTATACAACAACATACAAGGAATATACAAATGACAAATACAAGTATTGCAGCGTTAAAACGCTCTAAATCAAATCTTGACACCTTAGTGTCAGAACTTTCAAAAGTATCAGAACCCCAAAAACAAAAGAACTCATACGCTGATGATAGATTCTGGAAACCAGAACTAGATAAATCAGGTAATGGTTATGCTGTTTTTAGATTTCTACCAGCAATCAAAGGTGAAGACTTACCTTGGGCAAGACTATGGTCTCATGCCTTTCAAGGACCTGGTGGTTGGTTTATAGAAAATAGTTTAACAACTCTTAACAAAAAATGTCCTATTAGTGAATCTAACAGTTTACTATGGAATTCAGGTGTTGAGGCAGATAAAGAAATTGCAAGAAAAAGAAAAAGAAAACTTTCTTATGTTGCAAATATTCTAATTATCAATGACTCTAAACATCCTGAGAACGAAGGTCAGATTAAGTTGTTTAAATTCGGTAAGAAAATCTTTGATAAGATTACCGAAGCGATGAAGCCTGAGTTTGAAGATGAGAAACCTATTAACCCATTTGACTTTTGGGAAGGTGCTAACTTCAAATTGAAAATCAGAAAAGTTGATGGTTACTGGAACTATGATAAATCAGAATTTGATAGTCCTACACCAATCAAAGAGAATGATGAGGCAATCGAACAAGTTTGGGATAAACAATATGCCCTTAAACCATTTCTTGCTGCCGAAAACTTTAAATCATATGATGAGCTAAAAGCGAAACTAGATAAAGTTTTATTAGGCACAAGAAGTACTGGAACTGCTGAAGATGTGACGATCCCACCTGTCATAAATGTAGCACCAGTCAAAACAGAAACAGTTGATAATACATCTCCGACACCGATTACAGAAGATGATAGCGATGAAACGTTATCTTACTTTAGTAAGTTGGCAGAGGAAGAGTAAAATCTCTCCACCTGTTTCTTTAGAGGGTAGGCAATGCTAATCATGCTAAGTCCTACCCTCTATTCTTATAAATAAATACTATATTATGAAAGAAGTTGAGATATCAAATCATATAAAGGAGATAATTATATGGACGCTATAAGTAAAATAAAAGCATGGGCAAGTGCATTATCAGACGTAGGTGTTTCACTTATCGCTCTAGGTATTGTACTAGAAGTGTTATTCACAGGACAAGTTGTGCCGTTTTGGCCAGGTATTTCTGTGATCGGTAATGTTCAAGGTATTATCGCAGGATTTTCAAGTCAAGGACTTGTTGGTCTAGTTGCTATTTGGGTACTATACTCAATATATACTAAGAAATAATACAAACACGTTTTATCATAGGAAAGGGGGACTTCGGTCCCCTTTTTTTTGGCGTTATAGTCAACGTTTATTATAAATATTACTGTATAAAGCGGAGAGAAAATGAAAAAATTACTAACAATATTATCAGTTCTTACAATATATTCTAGTGTAAGTGCGTCTGAACTAACATTTGGTTTCAAAAGTCCATCATTTAATGGAGTTGGTCAATCATCACATTACTTGACAATTGAAAATATTGAAAAAACTAGAAAAGATGCTATTATAGCAAAGAACAAAGCAGAAGCTAAAGCACTTAAAGATGAAATTAATGGCACAGCAGTTGCTAAATTCAAAGCAAATTTAGAGGCAAGATTCTATACTGCTCTTGCAAAACAAATTACAGACAACGTATTCGGTGCTGATGGTCTTCAACAAGATTCAGGAACATTTACAGGTACAAATGGCGAAACAGTTGCTTGGGTAACTCCTGCAAATACAGGTAACGTTGTTGTAACCGTAACAGAAGCAGACGGAACTGTAACAACATTTACAATGCCTAAAGAGGACAACAGTTAATATGAATATTTCAAGTTTAAAGAACATAGCAATAATTTTATTGTTATCTATTTTTGTATCAGGTTGTTCATCTACAATGGCAAACAAAGGTTATATAAAAACACAATCAATCGCCTTTAAAGAATTAGAATCAATTACACAGCCAGAAGGTGCTCCGATTATCATAGCTGTTTATGACTTTGGTGATATGTCAGGTCAAAAGAAACCAGGTGGTAACTATGCTTCAATGTCAAGTGCCGTAACACAAGGATCATATCAAATACTAATCAAAGCATTACAAGACGCTGGTCAAGGTAAATGGTTCAGAGTAGTAGAAAGACATAGTTTGGCAAGTCTATTACAAGAAAGAAAACTAATTAGAACTACTAGACAAATATCAGATGGTGAAGAAGCAGAGTCATTACCTGCTTTACTATTTGCTGGTGCATATGTAACAGGTGGTATTGTAGGATATGATAGTGATATTCTATCAGGAGGTGCTGGTGCTAGAGTATTAGGTATAGGTGTAAGTAAACAATATAGACAAGATATTATTTCTATAATGTTAAGATTAATTAATGTACAAACAGGTGAAGTCATTATTTCTACAACAATTGAGAAAACAATTTACTCGTCAAGTACAAACGGTGATGTATTTAAGTACTTTGATGCTGATACAATGTTAGTAGAGATAGAAGCAGGATATTCTAAAAATGAACCAGTTACTTTTGCAGTAAGAAAAGCAATTGAAGCAGGTGTTGTATCTTTAATTAAAGAAGGTGCAGAATTAGATTTATGGAAGTTTGGACCTACAGCAGAAGAAATGTCTTTAGAAGCTGAAAAACAAATGACAGAAGAACTAGATAAATTAGATAAAGAAGCGAAAGAAAAACTTGATGCTAAAGAAGAAACAAAAGAACTAGATAAACTAAAAAAATTAAATGATGAACTGTTAAAGGAGGAAAGTACAGATGAACAAGATGATAAAGTTAGTGCTAATCCTGATTCTAACAACGTTCACGGTTAACACAGCAAACTCAGACAGTAGCGGAAATAATGCATACATTTTACTAGATGATAGTTCTGGTGCAGGTGCCGGAGAAACAGTTTACATAAGACAAGAAGGAACTGACAATTGGATTGGCAGTTGGACTAATAAACAATTTGAAATTACAGGCACAGGAAACACCGTCAATATCGTACAGATTGGATTTACCAACGACTTTGAAGATTACTCCTCATTTGATTGTACTAATTGTACTTTAGATGTTAATGTTAAAGGTAGTAATAACGCTGTAGGAATAGACATGGACGACACCGGCGACTCAGGTTGGTGGATAGATATTGATATTAGAGGTGGTGATAACCTAGTTTTAGTCAGCGATACTCCTGATGGTAGTAACGTAGCAAATCAAAACTATGATATTGATATTGATGGTACTGATAATCAAATGGAGTTTCATGTTAGAAACGGTTCAGGTGGTAATCACTACCTATATGCCTACATTTATGGTGATGATAATCATGTAGAGTACTACATGGGAGATGGTTCTGTAGGTAAGAATACAACAGCCAATGCAGCCATAGGTCCTTACGATTCAATCAGTCACTCTCAGGTAGCAAGTAAAAGTTTAGCATCAATTGATTTTTATATAATTGGATCTAGTAACGGTATAAAAACAGAATCAAGAGGTGAAAGTAATTACATGCTTATTGAATTATTTAATGGTTCTACAGGCAATGGAATTAGGCAATCTCCTGTTGGTTATAGTGCAGGCTTTGAGAAAGTAATGCAATTTGGTGATAACAATGAATTAGCGTTAAGATTAAACGGCAATAATAGTTTAATTGGTATATATCAACAAGGTAACAATAACATTATGAATTTAAATTATACCACTTCAGGTGCTACATTGTATGCTTCACAAACAGGTGGTCAAAACACAGCTAATATAACTGTAACTGGAGATAGTATTTACGATTATACATTAAACTTCACACAAGACGGTTCAGATACTTGTACATATTCTTTCAATAGAAATACACAATCAGCTGATGTAACAGCAACAGTAGCCAACAGTTGTTAAGATGAAAAAGTTTTTAACAATAGTATCAGCTCTGATACTTTTCACAACTCAAGCATTTGCCATTCCAGTAGTAGGTACCGTTTATCAAAAAATGGGTACAACATGGGTTGAACGTGATTCAAATAATATAACTATTCAAAATTCAGGTTTTGAATTATACATGGAAGACTTCTTACAAACAGGAGAAGACGGTGCCATGAATATTGAGTTTGTTGATGGTACAAAATTTACACTTTCTCCTAATAGTGAAGCAATCATTGATGAATTTGCTTTTGATACAAGCGTTGTGCCAATAGAAATTGCTATGGTTGTAGATATTAATGTAGGTTCGTTTACATATGAATCTGGTAGTATATCAAAAATGGGTGGTGAAGTAAAAATTAGTACACCATCAGCAACAGTCACAGTTCAAGGTACTGCTTTTTCAGGTAGAGTTGATGTAAATGGTAGAACAACTATTACATTGTTACCAGATAGTACAGGTAACGTAGGACAAGTTACAGTTAGAAACGAGGCAGGTGCAAGTACAATAACAAAAGCATACACAGCCGTTACAGTACTTTCAGATAATTTACGACCTTCTTTTCCAGACCCTCTATCTACTAACGAAAGAAAAGAATTGTTTGATTTAGATACAAACGAAGAATCAATTGAAGATAAAATAGACGATCAAAGAGATGGAAAAGAAAGAATAAAAAAACTAAAACAAATTGAACTACAAAGTAAAAAAAATAAAAAACCACTTGAACAAGTTGAAGAAGTCATAGAAGAACTAGAAACACAAGAAATTAAAGAAATTGAACTAGATACTTTTGATGTACAAGAAGAATCAAAAGACAACTCTATTGAAATGAAAGAAGAAAACTTTGATGTAGAAGTTACTGAAAAAGAAGCTGGTAATCTTGAACAAGATTTAATGACCGAAGAACTTACAATTGTTGAATCAACTTCAACAGAGTCAATTGTAATCGTTGAAGATTTTAAAATAGAATCAGAACCTCTAGTAAATACTACCGAAGTATCAGAGGATATTATTACAGATGATTCAGTTAATACGGAAGTTGATACATCATATTACGATCAATGGGACGACTCTGCCTACGACTCTGAATACGGATGGGTAGATGAGAATGACCAAGTAACTGTTTGGGATGCCAAAGGTGAAACTAAAATGAATTATGAAGATAGTAAAAAGATGTATGCAGAAATGGACAAAGCATATATGGATGCTATTGGTTGTGAAAATAATTGTGATTGGGAAAGTATTGATTGGGACAGTATTGATTGGGATAATGTTGATTGGGATTCTTTATCTCAACAACAAGACGCTACAATGTCAGCATATGGTTTAGATACTGATTGGAATCAATATAATGAAGAAAATAAAAATGATGAACTTGATGTTACAGATGATGTATTTGTTGAAATTGAAAAACTTGAAGGTGACGTAACAACTTCATATGAAGATGATATGGACAGTTTTAACAATGAAGATGATCTAAATAGTGATGATGATTTTGAAAATAACAATAACAATTACTATTCAGGAACAGGTCCTTACTTAATGACAGGTAAAGAGGATTGGTGTGATCCATCTTGGTGTACACAACAATACATTGATGAAACTAATGAATGGAATCAAATGGATTGGGATTTAAATACAAAATATGATTCATGGACAAAAGAATCTAAAAAGTTATTTAATAACTTACATATGAGTACACAATGGTATGGTGATACAACAGAAGCTCCGAAACCTTGGACAATATCAGCACTAAAAGATAAGTACATTAATGATTGGGGTTGGTCTGATTGGGATATCTTTTGGGATGCTTTTGATGAATGGCAACAACAAGGCGCATATGATAACTGGGAATCAGAATATGAAGAATTAAGTTTAGCAGATCAATATTCATTTGAAACAGATGAAATTGATGAGTGGGAAAAAGATTATATAGCAAACCTTCAAAATGAATCTGATTGTATATACTCTGGTTACTATTGGGATAAAAGTAATAGCATTTGTGGTACAGAATGGGTTGATAATACAGGTGTTACCACTAAAATAAAAGCAAGTGGTGAAATAATTAACTATGTTACAGGTGATATAACTCAAACGGTAACGACAGTAATAGACGGTGTATCATTTTCGGTAACAAATACAGGTAGATATTCAACTTATGAGAATACAGCAAATTTTTCAGTTCACTCTGGCTCTAACGGTTATAAAAGAATGGATAGAATATTTGACAATCATAGAACATATCTTACTACTAACTCTCTTGAAAATTTTGATATTATGGTAATACAAGGAACAGAAACTCAGGCTTTAGTAGCTGGATCTAATGGTGCTAAGGTTACAATAATACAGACTAAATAGTTATATGAATAAATTTACATCCACGTGGGCCGTGGTTGTGAGTGTGGTTATATTATTAGGATTTAAAGTATATAATCCCTTGCCCCTACAAACCCTAGAGTTAAAAACATTTGATCTATACCAGAAGTATGGTAATCATTACGAGT